TCAGCGACCTACAGCAACGTGCGCGACCACTTCCAAGACTTGAAAGACTTTGGCCTCGCCGCATGGATCGCCGCGGTTGAGGACGTGCTCACCGCGCTGCTGGCTGGCACCGCGGGCGTCAAGGTCAACCTCGACGGATTCGCCAACCCGCCAGCATCCGAGCGGTTCGCGGCCTACAAGCTGGCGCTCGACATGGGGCTGCTGACCATCGAGGAATGCCGCCAGCTCGAGGGCCTGGGGCCCGTGCCATCGGACGCCGTGCCCGCAGCGGTGCCAGTGCCTGAGTCTGAGCCCGCACTGGCACCGCCCCAGCAGCGCCACCTACACCTCAGCCAGGCCTGGCGATGAACGGAAGGGCACGCCGATGACCAATAAGAAACAACGCCGCCGCGAGGCCCGCCAACAGCAGCCAGAGGCCAAGCCCAAGGCCACCAGGAAGCGGGCCAGCAAGCGGGCCAAGGCCGAGCCCGAGACCACCGAGGAAGTGACCGAGCCATGACCGCCAGCACTGAGGCCCTGTACGACCTCGAGGCCGTGCACACCAGGGCCGCCCAGGTCGCCGAGGTCGACCCCGACCAGGGGCTGCTCGAGGTGAAGCTGGCCCCGTATGAGGTCGAGGCCGAGATAGGCCAGGGCCTCTGGGAAGTGTTCAGCCGTGGCTGTTTCGCCGCCGCCGTCGGCAACCCGTCACGGGTCAAGGTCACCGACCAGCAGCACAACCGCAGCGTGGTCGTCGGTAACGCGGTCGAGCTGCGCGATGAGGGCGATGGCATCTACGGCACCTTGCGCATCGCCCAGACCGCGGCGGGCCGCGACATCCTGGCCCTGACCCGCGGGCCCAACCCCGTGCTTGATGAGCTGTCGGTGGAGTTCAGGCCGCAGCGCCGACATGCGCAGTTCATCCGCCGCCGTGACAACATCCTGGTGCGCCATGACAGGGCGGTGCTGTTGGGCGTTTCCCCAGTAGGCGCTGGGGCCTACGGCACCGATGCCCGCGTGCTGTCGGTGCGCGACGCCGAGGCCGAGAACCGCCGCGAGGCTGAGCTGGCCTACTGGCTGACAGAGCCGCCCTGGACGCACCATCTGCCGCGGGCGTAGCGTCTGCGCCGTAAGGGCTCAGGGCTAACGCCCGACCCGCTGCACGGCACGACACCCAGCACCGCCTGGCTCAGCCAACGCGCTGCATGGCTCGAGCGTCGGCTACGTCGACGCACGCCACACCGATGGCCGCGCCAGAACCTAACGCCGCCCGCAGTTTGAGCGACGCCAGGAGGGCATCGCCATGGGTAACGCCGTGCTAGACAAGTTGATTCAGGAACGCTCCGAGGTGCAGGCCGCAGCGGTCGCCATCGCCGAGTCGGACACGTTCAACCCCGACGACCCCACCTATGTCGAGCTGCGCAAGAGCGGCACCGACCTTGATGGGCGCATCACCTCGCTGGCCGAGCTGCTCGAGCAGCAGCAGAGCGCCGACGCGCTCGATGCCAAGCTGGCCAAGGCCACCACCAGGCAGCAACAGCGCCAGACCGACCTGGTACAGACGCGGTCGAGCTGGGGCCAGCAGTTTGTCGATTCCGACCAGTTCCGCAGCTACGGGCAGCGCGGCACCTCGAGCCGCCTCGAGCTCGACCTTGACGGCATCGAGACTCGCGCATTGCCGACCAGCGTTGCCGACCTGGTGGCCGCGGGCCTCAAGGGCACCATCGCCCAGGTCGACACCACGCCAGCGCCCGCGCCGACGCCGCTGCTCGACAACGTCAACCGCGTGCAGGTGTCGGGCAACAGCATCGAGTTCATCGCCTGGGCAAAGAAGGCGGGCGGGGCCACCGTGGTGGCCGAGGAAGCTCTCAAGCCCAGCGCCGAGTGGGGCCCGACGGTTACGCCCGCCGTGCTCGACACGATCGCGGTCTGGACCCAGCTCACCCGCCAGATGGTTGAGGACTACGCCACCGTGCGCAGCTACATCGACGGCGAGCTACAGCGCGACGTGGTGCGCGAGGAAGAGGCCCAGGCCACCGCCGCGGTGACCGCCGCCGCCGCCGCCATCCCCGACGCCACCAGCGACTCGCTGCTGGGTGCCATCCGGGTCGGCATCGGCACCATCCAGGGCGCGGGCTACAACCCCAGCGCGGTGCTGCTCAACCCCGCCGACTGGGCGGCCATGGATGTGGGCGTGATGGGCGACACCCTCAACGGGCCCGTCATCCGCCAGCAGTTCTGGGGCCTGTCGGTGATTCCGTCGATGAGCCAGACCGCGGGCACGGCGTTGGTGGGTGACTTCCGCACCGCCATCACGCAGTTTTTCCGCAGCGCGGTCGCGCTCTATGTCACCGACAGCCACGGCGACACGTTCATTCACAATGTGTTCACGCTGCTGGCCGAGCGCCGCAGCAAGACAGTGGTTGTGCGCCCCCAGGCGCTGGTGCAGTGCACCGAGGGCCCGTAAGCCATGGCCACCCAGGGCACGCCGACCCTCGATCAGTTCAAGGCATGGCTAGGCCTCGACGCTGGCGACAACGTCGATGACGCCGTGCTCACTGACTCGCTCAAGGCTGCCCTGGCTGCCCAGGCCATGACGGTGGCCTACCCATTGGCCGACGACACCGAGCCCGACGGCGACGTGACGTTTACCGACGACCTGACCACCGCCATCTGGCTGCGCGCCCAGCGGCTCGCCGCTCGACGCAACAGCCCCGAGGGTGTGGTGGGGATCAGCTCTGGCTCTGGTGACTTCACCGGGGCCAGGCTGCCCGCCACCGATGTCGACGTGGCTCGACTCGAGGCACCCTGGACCGTCATAGGTGTGGCCTGATGGCCGTCACCACCGCCACCGCCGTCGATGTCAGCAAGGGCCTGGCCGCCGCCCTCGCTGGCATCGACGGGCTGCGCGTCTACGACCACGTGGCCGACATCGCCCGCGTGCCGTGCGTGGTCATCCAGTTGCCCACCATCGACTACGCCGACACAGGCGGCACGTTCTGCCGCTCTGTCTGGACCTACCCGCTGCTGGTCATCGTCGCCCGCAACCAGGACACCCAGGCCCAGGCCGACCTGTCGGCATTCGTCAACCAGGTGGCCCTGGCGCTCGAGGACGCCGAGCCGCCCGCGGGCATCGCATCCATCGAGCCGCAGGTGGCCCTGCCCAGCTCGGTGCTCATCAGCGGGCAAGAGCTGCCCGCCTACACGCTCCGGGTCCTGGTCAGGGCCTAGGGAAACCGACAGGAGAACGCACCATGGCCGTCAACTACATCAAGACACTGACGCTCGAGATTGACACCGCAGCGGTTGAGTGCCAGCTCACTACCGCCCAGATCACCAGCGACTCGAGCGAGGGCGCTGAAACGCTTACGACGTTCTGCGGTTCGGAGGACGTGCCAGGCATCGGCAAGTGGACGCTGCACATCGCTGGTTTTCAAGACTGGGGCCAGGCCGAGGCCGTGACCGAGCTGTTGCACACCGCCTACCTGGCAGGCCAGGACGGCGGCGACGACTCGGTGGCATTCGTGCTCGAGGCTGGCGGCTCAACCCGCACGGGCAACTGTCGCCCGACCGAGGACGTGCCTTTTGGCGGCGACGCTGGGGCCGCGTTCACGTTCGAGGGTGACCTGGCCGTCATCGGCAGGCCGACCGATGGCACCACGCCCTGACAACCTGAGGCCACCGCACCCGGCATGGGCGAGGCGCACGCCAGCCGCAACGGCTGACACCAGCACCGCCGAGGCCGCGCCGATGTCGATGGCCAACACCAAGGCCGAGCTGGTGCAGGCCGCCGTTGACCTGGGCTACAGCGAGGCCGACCTAGAGGGCTACACCAAGGCCGACCTGTTGGGGCTGCTCGATGAGGGTTGACGGGCGACACCTGACGCTGACCATCGACGGGCTCGATGTGCAGTGCATCGCCAGCACGGTGGTGCTCGACGCCGAGCCCACCGAGGACGACCTAGTCACGTTCACCGACAAAGAGCAGGGCCTAGACCTGACCTGGTTTCTGGCCATCACCGCCCTGCCCGACATGGCACCTGGTGCGTTCTGGTCGATGCTCTGGGAAACGCTGCCCTTTACGCCGCTCGACTACACCCTGAGGCCGTACGGCAACACCTCGCCCAGCGCCGAGCAGCCGCACATCACCGGCCAGGTCTACGTCGACAGGTCGCCGCCCATCGGTGGTGACGCCCAGACCGCCTGGTGGTTCGACACCAGGCTGACGTGCACCGAGCGCCCCGAGCTGGTGCGGCCATGAGCGACCGCATCCAGGTCATCGTCACCGGCAACGATGAGGTGGCCCGCGCCATGGGTCGGCTCGAGGCCAGCAGCCACGACATGAGCGACCCCATGGGCGCTGTCGGCGAGCGGGTGGTGGCCGAGGCCCAGGGCTACGCCCGCAAGAGGACGGGCGCGCTGGCCGCATCGGTGCGCCTCGAGCGCCGCGCGCTGTCGGCATCCATCGTCAGCGCCCTGCCCTACAGCGGCGTGCAGAACTACGGCTGGCCAGCTCACAACATCACCGGGAACTACTTCCTGAACCGCGCCGCAGACACCAAGGGCGACCAGGCCGCCGACCTCATCGCCGCCGAGATAACCGCCAACGTCCGCAAGGCGGGCCTGGCATGACAGGAAGGACCACACCCATGGCCGTGTCAGCCATCGAGCCGCCCGAGCGCGAGCCCGACACCGAGCCCCAGGGCATCAACAGCCTGACCGCCGCCGAGTCAGCCATGGCCGAACGCAAGGCAGGCCAGAGCATCACCACGCTCGGGAACGACGCTTACCCCCAGGTGGGCCTCATCGGTGCCCTGGGCTGGGTGCTCGCCCGCCGCCACGAAACGCGGCTGACGTATGAGGCCTACATGACCAGCCACAAGGTCGACCAGATCGCCCGCGAGCTGGGCCTGGTCGATGACGACAGCGACGCCGACGAGGACGACAACGACGAGGACCCAAAAGACAGCGGCGACTACGTCTAGGCCAGCTCGAGGCCGAGCGGGCCACCCGTAAAGCCCAGTTCTGCCTGGCCTCTGGCATCGCGCCCAGCGAATACGAACACCTCACCGCGTATGAGGTGGCCGCGTTCATCGAGGCGCTAGAGGAACGCGACAGGAGGTGAACCGATGGCAGGCCGCAACAGCGAGGTGCGCGTTGCCATCGTCGCCGACAACAGTTCACTGTCGAGCAACCTCAAAGACAGCCAGAGCAAGCTGGCAGGGTTCGGGCGGGCCGTCGGCAAGATAGCCCTGGCCGCTGGTGCCGCCGCCGCCGTCGGGCTCGCCGCCCTGGGCAAGGCCAGCATCGAGGCCGCATCAAGCGCCCAACAGTCGCTCGGCGGCACCCAGGCAGTGTTCGGCAAGTTCGCCGACCAGGTCATCAAAGACAGCAACCGCGCTGCCCTCGCCGTAGGCCTGTCAGCCGATGAGTACCGCAGCAGCGCCAACATCATCGGCTCGCTGTTGCGCAACCAGGGCGTGGCCCAGGACAAGCTGCGCGGCTCGACCAAAGACCTCATCACCACCAGCGCCGACCTGGCCGCCACCTACGGCGGCGAGACCAAAGACGCCGTTGACGCCCTCGCCTCAGCGTTCAAAGGTGAGTTTGATCCCCTACAGAACTACGGCATAACGCTGAAACAGAGCGTCATCAACACCGAGGCGCTGCGCGTCGCGCATGTGAAGTCGACAGCAGAGTTCAACAAGCTCAGCAACGCCGTGCAGACCGCTGCCAAGCGGCAGGCCACCAGCAACCTCATTACCAAACAGGCGACCATCGCTCAAGGCCAGTTCAGGAAACAGAGCCAGACCCTGGCCGAGCAACAGCAGATGCTCGGGGCCCAGTGGGACAACCTCAAGGTCAAGATTGGCAACGCGCTGCTGCCCGTGGTCACGCACCTGTTCCAGGTGATGAACAAAGACCTCATGCCCGCCCTGGCCAAGCTGGCACGCCGCTACCTGCCCGAGGTGCGCAAGGCCCTCGACGGCTGGGCCAAGAGCGGCAGCCCTCAGGAGATGATGGCCGCCCTGGGCGACACCCTCGAGGGCATCGAGTGGGGCGACATCGGCGACGGGCTCGCCGACATCGGCGACTCGCTCAAGCAGCTACTGCCGATGCTGGGCCAGGTCAGCGTCGACACCGTGGCCGATGGGTTCACAGTGTTCGGGCTGGCCCTCAAGTTCGCCGCCGACCACGCCTCAACCCTGGCCAAGATTCTGCCCGCCCTGGTCGCCGCGTTCGCGCTATACAAGGCCGCCCAGTTGCTCAACAACGTGGCGGGCAAGGATTCCGTTGCTGGGCTCATCCTCCAGATAGCCCAGACCCGCCAGCTCACCGTGGCCAACCGCGAGCTGGCCGCCTCGCTGACCACCTTGAACGCCAACCTAGGCGGCACCACCACCAACGCGGCCAAGGCAACGGGCGGCATCAAGGCCATGGGCGCGATGGCTCGAGGCGCTGCTGGCCTGGCGGGCGTTGGGCTGCTGGCTGCTGGGGCCACCGAGACCAACGACACCCTCAGCACCCTCGAGTCGACCGCGGGCGGTGCGGCGGCAGGGTTCGCGGTCGGCGGGCCCTGGGGTGCGGCCATCGGTGGTGCGGCTGGCCTCATGTTCGGCCTGGCGAAAAACACCAGAGGCGCGGCCAAGGCCGCCGAGGTCGCCGTGCCGAGCTGGGATGCGTTGCGCGACGCCCTCGACCAGGTGACTGGGGCCCAGACCGACGCCTCGCGCGCCATGATCTTTGACGAGCTGCAACGCAACGGCACCATCAAGTCGCTACAGGGCTACGGGCTCAGCGCCCGCACCGTGGTGGCCGCCGTGGCGGGCGAGGGCGAGGCCCGCCGCAAGGTGCTCGGCGTGCTCAAGGAATCACAGGCCATCTATGACCAAGAGGGCGCGCGCATCGACACCCTGGCGCGTCGCTATGACGTGCTCAACGGCAAGCTGGCCGCCGACACCACCGCCACCCAGGAGCAGCGCGAGGCCTGGGGCAAGCAACGCGACGCCATCGGCGAGCTGTTGCCCAAGCTGCAACAGGACCGCGCCACCCGCCAGGGCGTCATCGACACCATCCGCTCTGGCATCGGCATTGCTAACAAGGATGCCGCGACCATCAGGCAGCGCACCAAGGCCGTTACTGACTTCACCGGCAAGCTAAAGGGGATACCCAAGCAGGCGCGCACCGACATCAAGGCCAACGGCGTGCTGCCCACCACCAAGGCCATCGCCGAGCTGGCCCGCCGCTACCGCCTGACGCCCAAGCAGGTCAAAACCCTGATCGTCGCCACAGGCACCGAGACCACGGTGCGCAAGGTCGAGGCGCTACGGGCCAAGCTCCGAGACACAGGCAAAACCAAGGCCGACCTGTCGACGTTCCGCCGCAGCTTCGATGAGCAGATAGGTGGGATGCGGCAGCCAGGTGCCAACGCCGCCGAGGCCGTCGGCAGGTCGATGCGCGAGGGCCTAAAAAAGGGTGCCAAGCCCGACCTGGCTGGGTTCAAGGCTGGTGTGACATCGGGCGCGAGCAGTGCCAAGAGCGCCGCATACACAGGCGGCCTGGGTGTCGGCTCATCGCTCAAGAGCGGCACCCTGGCGGGCGTCGGCGGCCTGGGCACCAGCCTGTCGGCGGCCATGAGCAGCGCCGTATCCCAGGGCATCGCGGCAGCCCGTGCGGCGGCTCGGGCCCAGTCGCCATCGAAGGAAACCGAACAGCTCGGCAAGGATCTGACCCGCGGCCTGGTGCTCGGCGTGCAACGCGGCAGCTCGGGCGTATCCGCCGCCCTGTCACGGCTGACTGAACGCGTCAACCACACCCTGGCCCACCAGCTCGAGCAGCGGCAGGCCGCCATCCGCAAGCGGCTCAAGGGCAAGCCCGAGACCAAGGCACTGCACGCCCTCAGCAAGGCCTGGGCCCAGCACAGTAAGGCCGTCACCAAGGCCACCGCCGATGAGCGCAAGGCGCTGCTGGGGCTGGGCAAGGCCCAGGACAAGGTGGCCGCCCAGCTCGAGAACGCCAAGGGCAAGCTGGCCGAGCTGACCCAGGCGAGCCGCGACTACGCCACGGGCATCCGCGACAGTTTCGTGGCGTTCGGCGACATCACCCAGCTCGGCATCAGCGAGGACTCGGGCGGTGTGGTCATCGCCGACCTGGTCGACCAGCTCAAAACCCGCATGGTGCAGGCCCAGCGGTTCGCCGTGCTGGTCAAGCGGCTACAGCGCGAGGGCCTGAGCCGCGACCAGATCGAACAGATAACCGCGGCAGGTGTCGAGGGCGGCCTGGCCACCGCCGAGGCCATCCAGAGCGCCATCGACTCGGGCCAGGTCGACATCATCGCCACGCTCAACCAGACCAGCGCGGCCATCAAGGCAGCGGGCACCGACCTGGGCGACACCCTGGCTACTGACTACTTCCAGGCAGGCATCAAGGCCGCCCAGGGCCTGGTGGCTGGGCTCGAGTCTCAGGCCGAACGCCTCGACCGAGCATCAGCCAAGCTGGCCAGGTCACTGGTGCGGGCCATCAAGCGGGCGTTGGGCATCAAGAGCCCGTCTAGCGTGTTCCGCGACATCGGCAGCCAGGTCAACCAGGGCCTGGCGCTCGGCATCGGCGACACCTACGCCACCACCGCCAGCCGCAGCCTGGCCAGCAACGTGGTGTCAGCGTTCGGCAGCCCAGGCCTGACCACCAGCGCCAGCGGCTCGGGCAGCCACATGAGCGTGACAGTGACGCTGACCGCGCAGCAGGTGCAACAGCTCGAGCGCGGGCGGCAGATTCAGCTCGACCTCGACGCCTACCAGCAAGCGGGCGGCAGGCGGCGGGCATGACCCGCGTTCCGAGCACCGACGTGCTGCGGTTGCAGGTCGCCGATGAGCCAGTGGGCCTGGTCAACCTGGTGGCCAACCCCAACGGCGAGCTGGGCGGCTGGGGCTGGGTCACACCCCAAGCCAACACCGCCATCAGCGGCGACGGCACCAGCCTGACCTACGCCAGCAGCGCGGTCGGCATCCAGGGTTACCAGACCGAGGACATGCCCATCACCGCTGGCCGCTACGCCGCCGCGTCCTGGCGGCTGCTCGGCGGCACACCAGCGCCAGCCCTGGGCCTCTGGGTGAACAACCAGTTCACCTGGCTCAACGCCAGCGGGGCCGTCATCAGCAGCACGACCCCATCACCGTGGCACCAATACAACGATCTGGGCGTGGTCCTGTATGGGCCCAACGCGGCACCCGCGGGCGCGGTCAAGTTCCGGCTGCGGTTCAACCTGGCCCGCAGCAACGCGGGCGACGCCATCAACGCCCAGCCGTGCTCGCTGAGGTTCAACCAGGTCACGGTGGCCACCGCCGCCACCGCGGGCGAGCTGGGCACCATGATTGTCAACCTGGTGCCAGACCCCAGCCTCGAGCTGGTGCCCATCACCACATCATGGGCGGCATCGGGGCCCAACGTGGCTATCGCCCGTGACACTGGCCTCAAGGCCAACGGGGCCGCCTCAGCCAAGCTCAGCAGCACCGCCACATCGGTGCGCACCAACTGGGTGCGTAATCCCAACTTCACCAACGACCTGACCGACTGGGCGGCCTACGACGGGCACACCACCATCGGGCGGGCTACTGGTGGCATCACCGAGGACGGTGGTGCGCTGGTGCTGCACGGCGACGGCACCACGACCGCGTGCGCAGCTCGAGGCACCGCACACGCCATGATCCCCGTGGTGCCTGGCGACGCCCTCATGGGGCGATGTCGTTTCAGGTTCGGGCAGCCTGGTGGCACCTGGACCGATGGCACCAAGGTGGTGCTATCGGCCTACTTCACCGATGCGGCGGGCAACGCGCTCAACACCGTGGCCTACCCCATGGCCAGTGTGACCCTCGACGCCGCCGACCAGGGCGTCTGGTTCGACCTGGTGAGTGCGTCCTGGCTGACGGTGCCAGCCCTCGACCACGGGGCCGTGCCCGCTGGCGTCCGCATCTGTATCAGGTTCACCACGGGCCGCACCGTCACGGCTGGCATGGATGCCTACGCTGACCGCTTCCTGGTCGAGAAACAGATACCAGGCGGCGGCATCATCGGGGCCTACTTCGACGGGGCCACGGCTGACAGCACCGACGTGACTTACGACTGGGTGGCCAGCAGCGGGGCCAACGACAACGCCCGCACCAGCACCCAGACCACCAAGCTCAGCACCTCAGCCACGCCTGGCGTCAGGTCGGCAGAGTTCGCCGTGCGCGGCGGGCGCGACTACACCACGTCAGCATTCGCGCTCGGCACTGGCACCTACAGCGTCGATGTCTATGCCCAGCTCTCCTGGTACGACATCGACCACCACGCGCTCAGCCCCGCCACCACCACCCTCAACCTGGGCAGGGCCGACAACGTGGTGGGCGGTGGGTCGTTTCAGCGGTTGCACGCGACCGCCACCACGCCGCCGTCGGCAGCGTTCGCCACCGTCGCCATCTACCCCGCGTTTCTGCGCCCCGCATCGCAGCCGTTCTACATCGACGCCGTTCAGGTCGAGCCAGGCACCTCGATGTCGAGCTTCCAGATTGGGCAGGTGACCACGGGCGGGCTGCCCTACATCCCGCCCGCGTCCTGGGTCGACATCATCGGCTCGACGCACGACATCACCGTGGCCCGCCAAAGCCTGAACGTCGGCACAATGACCGCCACCATCCTCGATGCCAACCTGGACCCAGCCGCCTCGACACTCATCAGGCCAGGCCGCGCCTGTCGCTTGATGGCCTACCCCGACGGCGGGGCCGAGCTGACCCCAGTGTTTACGGGCGCGATAGCCCAGGCCGAGGTCACGTACGACCCGCAGACGCCAGCGCCCAAGCGGGCCAAGGTGATGCTCAGCGCCGTCGACGCCCTGGCGCGCCTGGCCAACATCGCCCGCGGCGAGGGCGTCGGCACCATCGCCGAGCTGCCCTATGTGCTCGAGGGCTGCGGTGTGCCCTGGGATGTGAACGGCTCAGGCAACCAGGTGCCCAACGCCACCGTGGTGGCCCGCAACGACTCCACCAGCGCGCTCGACCAGGTGGCCATCACCCGCGACTCGGCGCAAGGCGTCGCGTGGCTCGACAGGTTCGGCACCCTGCACGCCTACGACACCGCGCCAGCACCGCCGCCACCGACGCCGACGGGCTACCGCGACAACGTGCTGGCCGACAACCCAGAGGCCTACTACCGACTGGGCGAATCCAGCGGCACCCAGATGGCCGACACCTCGACCCATGCCCGCCATGGCACCTACTTTGCCGCTAAGACAGCGGGGCTGGGGCTGCTGGTCGGCGACTCTGACGGGGCCACCACCCAGCCAGGTTTCACCGCCGCCGCCGCATGGATGGATGCGCTGACAGGCATCACCCTCGAATGTCTGGTGAAGCCCAGCGCGGGCCAATCCAACCGCGGCATTGTCACCCGCTACGACAGCCCGCATCTGTTCCTGGTTTGGATGAACGTAAGCGGCCAGATCGCCGTGCGGTTCTACAACAGCGGCGGGGCATCGGTCGACCTGGCCTGGGCGACCGCGCCGACGGTTGGCCAGACCTATCACGTGGTCGCCACCTACGTGTCGGGCCAGGCGCGGCTCTACATCAACGGTGCCCAGGTGGCCCAATCCACCGCCCTGACAGGGTCGCTGGCCACCAACCCCGCCCAGTCGCTCGAGGTCGGCACCTACCAAAACAACACGTTCACCTACCAGGGCACCGTCGATGAGGTCGCCGTCTACTCGGGCGAGCTGTCGGCGGCTCGCATCCTCGCGCACTACACCGCGGCGACCACCGCGCCCGCCGTCATGGAAGCCACCGCCACCATCACGGTGCCCGTGGTCGATGAGGACATCTATTCCGACATAGACATCAGCTTCAACACCGCCGCCGTCATCAACGAGGTGAACCTGGCTTACCAGCGGTTCAACGCGACCACGGGCGACACCGACGAGATTCCCTATGGGCCGTACGTCGACGCCGAGAGCGTGGCCGAGTGGGGCGCGTTCTCTGCTGACTTCCGCGTGCAGGGCATCCATGAGGACGCCACCACCCTGGGCGACTACGCCCAGGCCATTCTCGACGCCAACGGCACGCCCGTGCGCCGCATCAACAGCGTCACGGTGCCCATCATCAAGCCCGAGCACATCACCACCGACAGGGCGCTGCTCGACCTCGAGGCCCTGGTGACCGTCAACAACCTGGCCGCCGACCTGGGCGACGACCTACGCGTGCAGAGCATCGAGCATCGGATAACCACCACCACCTGGGTGATGACGCTGGGATTCGGAGTCGATGGCCAGGTGGCCTCGCCGACGTTCACCCCAGCGCCAGGCAACACCGCGGGCCTCACCCTCGACCAGATTCTGCGCCCGCTCGGCGAGGTGACGATGTTCTGGGGCCTCAAGAGCGCCATACCCGCGGGCTGGTTGCCGCTCGACGGCTCGACGTTCTCGCTGACCGCCTACCCCGCTCTGGCCTCGCTGCTCGGCAGCACCACGTTGCCCGACATGACCGACCGATTCCCCATCGGCTCGGGCACCAAGGCACTGGGCACCATCGGCGGCAGCTCGACGGTGGCAGCCGCAGCCCTGTCGCACGCGCACCCCATGGCGCACGTCCACAAACAGGCCGCGCACGTGCACGCCATCACCGGCCAGGCCGCCGACACCGCGCCAGTCAGCGGCGGCACCGCGGCGGGCAGCGCGCCACGCAACAGCAATTACGGCGGGCACGCGCACGGCGGCAGCACAGGCGACGGCACCTTGCCGAACACCGAAACCTCATCCATCGCGTCGACCTCAGCGGGCGGTGTGGTGAGCCCTGTCGACGTGCTCAACCCGTGGCGCTCGCTCTGGTTCATCATCCGTGCCGTCTAGCTCCACCCAACAGGAAGGAAGCAACGCCCATGTCCGAGCAGCAGCCCGAGCAGCCCACCCAGGACCCTGAGGCCACCGAGCCATCAGAGGCCGACCAGCCCGACCAGGCCGAGCAGCCCGAGGTCGAGCCCCAGCCCGACGAGTAGCCCGATGGTCTACGACGCCGAGACAACCGCCCGCAACGCCGAGGCCACCACGAGCTGGGCATCCGGCATGTGTTTGCAGTTCTCGCGCAGCATGGCGGGCATCCCCGCGGTGTACCCAGATGCCAGCACCGCCTGGCGAAACACCATCGACAGGCACCCAGGCGACCGCAACCCGCCGCGCGGCTCGATGGTCTACTGGACGGGCGGCAGCCAGGGCTATGGGCACATCACGCCCTCGCTCGGCGGCGGCAAGGTGCGCAGCTCCGACTACCCATCATCAGGTCGCGTCGGCACCACCGACATCGGATGGATTGAACGCAACTGGGGCCTGCCGTTCGCGGGCTGGGCCTGGGATGTCAACGGCGTGACCATTCCGCACGGCGCTGCCAGTGGCGGCAGCGGCGGCGGTGCATCAGGAGAGGACGAGACCGTGCCAAAGTTCAGCCGCACCCAGCTCACCAAAGAGCTAACCGTGAAGCCCGACACCTGGGTCAGCCTGCCCTGGGATGTCATCACCGCGGGCGACGCGGGCAAGGCAGGCCAGGCCTATGTGGTGCTCGGGGCCACGCCGTTCTCGATGTCGCTCAACGCCACCGTGGTGCCGACCAACCCCAAGGCCGACAGCATCCGCACGCGGTTCATCGAGCGCCAAGACAAGGGCAGCAACGACTGGCAGACCACCGAGACCTACCCCGCGACCGAGCACAAGGTAACGGGCGGCTCGACGTACCTGGTCGACAGCCGCACCCAGAAGCTGCCAGCCAAGACTCGCCTGGTGGCCCAGATCAACCTCAAGGAAGGGGGAACTGTCAAGGCCGCCGACTGGTGCGTGCTCTACTTTTGACCCGTCCGAGTCTGAGGGCGGCGGCGGCTCGGGCTCGACGGGCGCAGCGTTCGGCATCCAACACAACTCCATGCAGGCCCAGGACTCACACGCCCAGTTCAAGGCCGACGCGGTCACCCTGTTTGCCCATGCGGTGCAACGCCGCAACGTCATCGTCACCGGCACCGAGGCAGGCCAGTCACAGAACGGGGCAGCGGTCGAGGCCGCCGCATCAGCCCAGGGGTTCTGGTCCTGGGTGCACGGCTCGGGCGAGTGGTGCGCGTTCGACAAGAGCTGGGCCACGCACGTCGACCACGGCTGGGTCGGCGTCATACCCGCGGGCTACGGGCACGCCGCCCGCGGCATCTGCTGGGTGACCCTGCAACCCAAGGACACCGCCACGCCACGCATCAGCGTTGGCTCTATGCACTTCCTGACCAGCAAGTCATCCGAGCAAGAGCCCAACGCCAACAGCCAGCTACAGGCCGCCGCCCTCAAGTTCGCCCAGGACAAGGGCAAGAGCGGGCTGGTATTCCTGAACGCCGACACCAACATGAGCGACCAGAGCCGCAACGTCTGGGGCACCAGCCAGATAGTCACCGCCTGGGATGAGCTGGGCAAGTGGCCAGGCACCATCGAGACAGGCGCACGCAACACCATCGACGTCATCAGCCGCTACGGCTCGGCGACCAGGTTCACCGCCGCCCGCCGCTACACCGACGCCGACGTGCCGCTCTACACCGACCACCAGCTCATCGAGGCCACGGCGGCTCTGGTATGAACGTCGACCCCACCAGCCTGGTCATCGCTGGCCTGGTCGCCAGCGTGCCGCTGGTGGTGGTCTGCCTGGCCGTCCTGTTCCGTGGTTACAGCATCGACCTGCACATGACCCGCAAGAGCCGCCGCCGCAAGGATGAGGGCGACGAGTGACCACGGGGCAGGTGGTCACCCTGGCCGCGTTGGTGGTGCTCGGCATCCTGCCCATCGCGGCGGTGCTGGTGCTGGTGCTGCTACGCGAATATCGCATCGACGTGCAGATGCACCGACACCCCAAGAGCGAGGATCAGTGACATGCCCGAGGGTCCGTTACAACCCATCAGCCGCGACCTGATCGCCATGGTTCTGGCGGTGGGCCTGGCCACGGCGCTAAACCTCATCACCATTGCGGTGCTCTGGGATGCCGTGCGCGACCCCGAGAGCGCGGGGCTATCTGAGAACGCCACCCAGATCCTCACCGGCTGGGGCGGCGGCATCATCGGCATCCTGGGCGCAGTGTTCGGTTACCGAGCTGGCGCGGCTCAGCAGCAGCTACAGGCAGGCGCGCACCTCGAGGGCCGCCCCGACAGCGAGGGCGAGTGAGAGGCCGCCGCGACCCATGGGCCCTGGTGCTGCTGGCCGTGGTGCTGCTCGGGCTGCTGTTGGTCGTGGTGCTGCTCTGAGGGCGGCTCAAGGGCACCTCAACCTGGTGCTACGGTGCGAACCTGCCCCGATTGGCCAGCGACCCCGTACGGGCGGGGCCGCGTGGCGACCTCGAGCCAGTAGGACCGAGGCCGCCAGCCAGCCCCCCTGGGGCAGTAAAACATCATCCGAGGCCATGCCATGCCAGAACCCAGACATCCGGGCAGCCGATGGCGGCGGCTCATCTTCGACGCGCACCTGACCCAGAGCCAGGTGGCTGAACGCATCGGCGTCAGCCGTAAACACCTGAGCCAGATCATCAACGGCAGGGCCCTGCCCAGCCCCGACATCACCGCCCGATTCGCCGCCGTGGTCGGCAAGTCACCAGGCAAGCTCTGGGCCGACGTGGCGGCCTACCAGCTCGCCATCAGCATGGGCGACCAGGGCCCCGATGCCTGAGCTAAACCGCGACCACCTGCCAACGCCGCGCTCGCTGCGCGTGGCGGCTCTGGCCGTCCTGGTGTCCTGGTTCGCCGCCGTGGTCAGCACCACCCTGGCCATCACCCGCGGCGACTGGTCGCTGGCCATCATGGGCGTGGCGGCGGCCTGCAACGCCATGGGCTGGTGGTTCGCCACCAGGCGCTGGGTCGAGTGGGCGACCGTCGCCGTGGCGTGCCTGGCCACCCTCGAGGACCACGGCATCAGGCCCTGGCTGAATGGGCCGCCCGATGGATGACGCCGAGCTGGCGCGCAAGGTGGCCGACATGGTGGCCGACCTGCCGCCGCTGACCGACGACCAGGTGGCCCGTGTCGCCCGCCTACTGGCCCCGTACGCAACCGAGAGGACCAACGCCATGCCAACCATCCGAGACACCGCCACCGTGCGCCCCAGCGAGCCCGTCGACGGCAAGCAACGCCGCCGCCGCCCTAGTGCCGCCAGCCAGCCCCGCGCGGTCACCACGCACCAGCTCGAGGTCGACCCCCAGGTGATGGCCGCCGCCCTCGCCATCAAGCGACCAGGGCAGCGGCTGGTCATCGTCAGCGCCACCGAGGTGCGGCTAGTCAATGGCTGAGGTCGAGCGGTCGACCGCCTACCTGGCGGGCTACGCCCAGGGCCTCGCCGACGCTGGCGCGCGGCTCATCGGCGTGGTGGCCAATGAGCTGGGCACCGACCACCCGCTGGTCGAGCGCATGGTGATGCGGCTCGGTAGCCTGGTGCCCGATGACTGAGCGACCATCCGCCGAGAATGACGCGCCCTACTCCTGGCCGGACCCTGCCGAACAGGAGGCGTGGCGGCTGGCGCACCCCGCCACCACTAAGGCAATCGCCAAGATTGCACGCGGCCTGCCCGCCGACATCGAACGGGCACGGCGCTTGGATGCCCGCGTCATTCCGCCCGATGAGGACCGATGACCCAAGGTAAAAACTTCCGACATTGCGGTTACATGGATGAGGCCAAGTAACGCCTATGGCTGAACGTGTGCTAAGCTGACCGCGAGCGGTCAGCCACCAGGGAGGGCCGCCAGGACAGGAAGTCAAGGCCATGCCGAACACCACCACCAGCCAGACCATCACCCCCGACACGTTCCCCGCGGGCACCCGCGTTGTGTTCACCGTAGGCGCGAACGCTGGCACCGAGGCCACCGTTACGGGCTGGGTGCGCGACAGCATCGGCGTGCGGTTCGACAA